CAATTACGGGTCAAGGAAGGGCTGACGGCGGAGGATATTAAGGTGCAAAGGAGCGCATAATGGCAGACATTAAGAAGCTGGTTATTGAGGTTAAGGGCGAGGAAATCACCATCGAATACGATCAAGCACGGGAGATATATGAAGTGCTCAAGGACATATTCTATGTGCGGCCGCATTATGTGCCATTGCCGTATGAGATACAGCGCACGCCATGGATGCCGAACACTCCGTGGTATACGGTTGATGGGACCGCAAATATCGGGGTATCGACTGGCGGCTATATGGAATTTAACGCCACCAAGTCCCCGTATCTGGAATTGGACCACGGCGGCGCATTGTCTGTGGAACCCGGCTGCACGCTGACCATAGCGGGCACCGATGAATAATATATTTAATCGGGGGCTGCGCACCCGTAGCAACGCAGTCGGGCAGGATGCCCGGAAAAATGACGGGATGTCATTAAGCAAGGGGACTTGATATGGCACTAGGAATTATCGTTGACAGTATTGCGGGTCTTTCGGACGAGCTCAAACAGCACTATGTCTCAACCGGTAACGGGAAGTTCCGGCTGGACGCCACCGCGGGAAGCGGCTGGTCGCTGGAAGAGAACATCGGCGGGTTGAAGTCGGCACTGGAATCAGAGCGGGACGCTCGGGCCAAGGCTGAAAGAGCGCTCAAGGCATTTGATGGCGTGGACGTTGATAGGTACAGCACGCTTGAGGCTGAAAACGCTAAACTGAAAACCGCCAAACCGGATGACAAGCTCAAGATGCAGTTTGAAGAGCAGACGCAGGCACTGGTTAAGTCGCATGAACAGGCGCTCGGTAAGTACAAGCAAGACATTGATGCGCTGAATGAGGTTATTGCCGAGCAGATGATAGACAGCGTGGCGACCCAGGCGATCACTGCCGCGGGTGGGATACCCGTGGCGCCGAAGTTGCTTAAACCGGTCATTCGCAGCGCGACGCGGGTTGTGCTTAAGGATGACGGCAAGCGCAGCGTGGAGGTGGTCGGTGAAACCGGCGTTGCCAGAGTGAGCACCGTCAAGAACGACGGGACTTATATGACTGTATCTGAGCTGGTAGATGAGCTGAAAGCAAACGAGGAATTCCAGCCATTGTTTAAGGGCACCGGGGCATCGGGCACCGGGGCGAGCGGCAGTAGTGGCGGTCCAAGCGGAACATTCACCGCTGGCGCCAAGACTATCAAAAAGAGCGAGTTTGATAGCATGGACGGCAAGTCGCGGGCGGCACTCCTGGTTAACCAGGAAACCGGCAACGTGACAGGCGTCCAGGTTATCCCAGATTGAAAGGCATAGTTTATGTCAAATACTATTGATGCATCCCTTTATCCGGAACTTTACAAGCGGGCTTATAAAGTAGCGCGTAAAAAGTACGGGATCCTCGGCGGCGTTTTGGTTAACTTCGGGTCTGATTCCGTCAACATCGGCAAAGCCGGTGAAGACAAGACCTATGTGACCATTCCGATCGCTGGCGCTCCGACAAACAGGAGCTTTACCGCTGCGCAGACCGCTACGGTCGGTGCGAATTCGACGCACACCATGCGGCAGGTGCAGATCACCAAGAGCGAATCTTTTTCATGGCACCAGACCGACGATGAGGTCGCTGCTATGGGTATCGGCGGCAATGATAACGTCAAGGACGTATTCATGCAGGAAGTCGAAATTGCCATGGACGGTCTGATGGACCTGGTGAGTGAAGATGTGGTCACCGACCTGCCGAAATGGTGCTCCTATGCACGCGGTGTGGCTGGTACTACCCCCTTCGCTGCTGATCTTTCTCCGCTTACCGCCTGCTGGCGTGAGCTGAACGAGAACGGCGCTCCAGAAGAGGGCCGCAGCTTTGTGATGAATCACGCTGCGTCCGAGAACTTCATGAATCTGGCTGCCGTGCAGCAGGTTAATGTGTCCGGCAGCGACGCGGCTCTCCGCAGTGGTATCATGCTGCCGCATTACGGCTTCCGTATTGCGCTTGATACCAATCTTGACGCGGTTACCAAGGGTACGGCCACCGGTTATGATGCCAATGGTGGCGAGCCGATCGCCGAGACTACGATCGTCTGTGACGGCTCAAGTACCGGTACGATCCTTGCCGGTGATGTGATCACCTGGGCCGGCGATGCTACCAAGTATGTGGTTGCTGATACCACGCAGTCACTGAGCGGTGGTGCAGCGGGTAATATCGTCATCAACTCCCCCGGCCTGAAAGCCACTCTGGCGACTACGGTTGAGGGCACCACGGGCGCTAATTACACCCCGAGTCTCGCTGTTCAGAAAAACGGCTATGTCGTTGTGATGCGGCCGCCTTCGATTTCGGCTAACACCACTACCGTCAAAAGCGTGACTCCGATCACGGACGCCAGTACCGGCCTGACCTTCTTCCTGGTCGAGCTTCCTGGTTACGGTCTGACCACGTGGGAACTGCACCTGGCATGGGGCTTCCAGGGACTTAACCCGGCGTTCAACATTCTTTATCTCGGTTAATCTGTTATCTTAGAAAGGAGATAAATTATGTCTAATATTTCAACAGCTGCGCGGGTCGGCCTTGATGGTATGAACCCGGTAGCACAGCGATACGGACTTGGTTCGTTGATCGACGCGTGTGGCGGCGTTACAGAGGGCAACAGTTACTATGTGGACGGTAATGTTCAGTTCAATGGTGATGGTACCAGCTGGGACTCGCCGTACAGTACGCTGACGGAAGCTCTTGCGGCTAGTCATGCCAATATTGCTGACAGTATTCAGCGCGGTTGGGCGTGGCGGAATAAGATCTACGTCAAGGGCGATGACCTTGTTGAGGATCTGGATTTGATTGCCCAGAAAACTGATATCATTGGTGTTGGTTCTTCTGATCCGTATGCCATGCCCTGCGTACGCGGAAACCATGTTCCCGCGAACGCCGCGGGGGGATGTCGGTTTATCAATATTCGATTCCGTCCGACGGCATCGGAGGACTTATGGATTCTAGGTACAACCACAATGGGGATAGAATTCCTTGGGTGCCTTTTTGATGCTCATTACAGCACGTTCACCGCGCCATCTGCAATCGACACCACAGCATGTCAGGCTGTGCGGATCGAAGGAAACGAGTTCCTTGGAGCGTTTAGTGCGGGCGTCATCGATATTGGTGCTGGTCGTGCGGATAAGTTGTTAATCAAAAACAACGTTATCCGTGGTGGAGCGAGTCACGGTATTATATGTACCGGGACACCTACAACCGTGCAGGGACGTAATATCATCATTGACAAGAATCTTGTGCAAGTTGCGGGCAAGACCATTGATGATGCGGCAACGGCTATTGTGTTCGTAACAGATAACCGGTGCATTAGTGCGGCCGCCCTTGGGGCCAACTCTCACGTGATTACTGCCGCCACTGCGGCGGGTAATATTGTGACCGGCAACGACAACACATTGGACGTTCCGATCAAGGCTGTATAGTTTTTAACGGGGGTGGGTCTAGGCCCACCCCCACACTTTTACAAGGAGCACGGTAATGAGACACGAAGTATCTATTATACAGATGACCAAAAAGGTCGAGCGGTTCAACGGGAAAACGAACAAAAACGAGATGGTTGATGACGATGTGTTCGTTATGCAGAAGGACGTTGAACGGTACGAAAAAGACGGTTACAAAGATGTTGCCGTTATACGCGAATTGAAAAACTTCACCCCCCAGCAGAAGAAATACTACATTGATGGTGATGAGTCAGCCAAGCGGCAAAAGGTCGTTGTATCTCCCGAGGATACCGCGCGCAAGAGCTTTGAAAATGACATCGCTAATATGACGAGTGATGAGCTGCAGGAAACAGCGAATCAGTACGGGCTTGATCTGATCTTAAGTACTATCGATGGGCGTGCGGCCAAACAGCGGGCAGTGATCGATGGCATACGCGCTAAAGACGAGAAAGACATTGACGCCGATAAGGCCGAGAAAACAGAACCGGCAAAAAAGGCCGCCAAGAAGAAGGCCGCGAAAAAGGCTGACGCCGAGGCTGCCGCAGAAACTGAGGGAGAGTAAACGATGGCGGTAACATATACCGAGGGCAGGATTAAAATGACTGCCGACAATGATGCGTCGGCATCCGATCACTACCTGGTGAAAAGCATAACATGGACCGGGGCGGCCAACGGGAACGCATTGGTTGTGCAGGATCAGGATGGATTTGATCTATGGGTAGCCGCAGCCGAGACGGGAGCGCTTGAAATGTCTAAGACTTTCGACCCGCCGCAGCAGGTCAAGCAAGTCGTGGCTGAAACGCTTGGCGGTGGCACATTGTACATTTATATCTAAGGGGCGTAACATGAAAATCGAGATAGTTGGCCCCGGCGGTCGCAGGGTCATTGCAGAGAAAGACCTGCGGCGCTATATCGCCAAAGGCTACCGGCCGATACATGAGGTCGTGAAAGCCGAGGAAGTGGTCAGCGCAGTATCCGAATGGGTTGAAATGGTCAATGCCGCGGCAACGTTCGACGGGCTGGATCAGTGCCTGGATGTTATCGGCCTTGATGTCGATTTCGATGATGACGAACAGCTGTATAAACGCAAGGCGCGGGTTGTGGAGATAATCGAAGGGGAAGAGTAATGGCGGCTACTTTCACGGTTGAAGATGGGACCGGTAAGACTGATGCCAACGCTTACGCCACGATCGCGGAGGTGCAGCAGTACAACGATGATTACAAGGCTGACGCTGTATGGGATGCCCTGGCTACGGACGCACTTAAGGAAAAGCATATCCGCATTGCCACCAGATACCTGGACGGGCTGTACGGGGGGTCATGGAAAGGCGTAGCCACCAATGAGAACCAGGCGCTGGACTGGCCGCGTGCCGGTGTAGCGAAGCGGTTTGTGTATAGCTATGACAGCGATGAGGTCCCACAGGCGCTTATCGATGCGTGCGCCGAGGCGGCGATACTGTCTGCCAATTCGGAGGACTTAAGCCCGGACTTGACCAGCGATGGTGCTATTAAGCGGATTAAAAGCGAGCTGGATGTGCTAAAAGAAGAGATCGAATATTCCGGTGCATCAAGCCCCTATAAGCGGTATACAGATGTGACCAGATTGGTGCGTGATCTTATACAGGCCGGCTCCGGCGTGGCCAGGGGGTAGGCATGGTAACAACGCTTGATACCAAAATGCGGCTATTGGCGCAGAGCCTGATCGAGAAATTCGGAACAAGCGCGACATATGCTTATCCATCTTCGACGGTCTACGACCCGTCTACCGGGGCGGCCACCAAGTCATCCACCGATGTGACGTGGACCATCTCTCCACCCTCGCGGGTACGGGATCGCATGGTGGACAATGACCGTATCCAGGCGGGGGACTTTATGTGCTTTCTGGCCGCCAAGGACTTAAGCTATGTCCCTGCGTTGGGCGGGAAGTTCACATGGTCCAGCGATACGTGGACCATTGTGGATTTGCAACCCATTATATCCGGTGACCAGATAGCAGCATACCGTATGATCGTGAGGCGGTAGCAATGGCCAAATTCAGCAATGAAAAGGAATTCATCAAAGAGGTCACGGAATGGGACCGAAATAAGGTACCGGCGGATTGGTGTAAATTCATCCGTGAGATGTCTATGCTGGCATTGCAACGCCTGGTTACGTATTCGCCAATCGGTGACCCGAGCCTGTGGAAAAGTCTTGATCGCAAGTCCGGCCAGCGCGCTAAGCCACCGACAGGGTATACGGGGGGCACGTTCGCGGCCAATTGGCAGGTCGGTATCGGGCATGCGCCTGCCGGCAAGGTGGATTCGCAAGACCCCGATGCAGCTGTGTCACTTGGCATGGCTGCTATGGCCGGGCTGTCGGGCGCACCGATCGGCACATCGGTATGGTTGGTGAACAATATGGAATACGCTCGCAGGCTGGAGGACGGACACAGTACCCAGGCGCCTAACGGCATGGTGGCTATTACCTTGGCGGAACTTAGCATAGGACATAACAAGCGATGAGTTACGAGGCATCAGCGAATGTTACCCGGTCCCGGTTCCATTCGGAGGTAGTGGCTGACGTGACGGGGGTAAGCCCCAGCGTTACATCCGCCACGGTGAGCGTTGACGGCACGGCAGATACGATAAATGATGCGGTGGCGGATTTAAGCATATTCCGCGTAGGTCAGACGGTGATAATTACCGGATTTACTGAGTCGGCCAATAATGCGGTCTATACGCTGTCGGCCGTAGGCGAGGACCAGCTGTCCGTCACCGAGGACACGCTGGTCACAGAGGCGCTTGGAGATACGGTGACCATCGCCAGTGCGCTGGCAGTTCAATATGACAATGACGGGTCGTTCGTTAAGCCCGATAACCAGAAATGGGTGCGCGTTACCATCCTGCCGGGTGTGTCGCAGCTGTCAGAATTCGGGGCGACAAAGACCACCAGGCATCCGGGTGTTATGATCGCGCAGATATTCGTCCCTGGCGAGGGCGGGGATAAGACCGCGCTTGAATTGGCAGATAAGATCGTGGCGGCGTTCCGTGCCGTGCGCGATACCAGCGGTTCGGTGGATGTTGTTTTCAGGACGCCATATATAACGGTTGTCGGTATGAATGCCGATACCAGCGAATGGCAAGTGAATGTAAATTGTCCGTATTATTTTGATGAAGTTTCTTAAAGGAGTTTAGTCATGACGGTAGCAGATGCAGACAGGATCGCTCTTCGATTCCAGGAGGAGGCCGTATTCGGCACAACTCCAGGCGGGGATGTGACGGCAACCATCACGACCACGGAGGCAACACGTACCTACTCTGCCGCTGCCGGTCTTGATGTATTCAGTGTTGGTCAGACCATCCTGATCGCGGGACTTGCGCAGTCGGCCAGCAACGGTTATAAGACCGTCACCTCCGCATCGGCCACTAATCTAGTGGTGGACGAGGATATCGGCACGGGTGAGGGCCCGGTTGCGAGCGTAACGCTGAAAAACGCGTTGAACGAAGTTCGGCTCACGGGTGAATCGCTTGGACAGGCGACTGCCATACAGGAGAGCCAGGAGATCCGTGACGACCGGCAGGTGGCGGATGTGCGCCGGACCAACCGCAATGCGGAAGGTGACATCTCGTATGAGTTCTCGTACGGGGCCTTTGATAAGTTCCTCGAGGCCGCATTGATGGCATCCGCGTGGTCTACGGCGGTGACAATTACTACGGATACGCTGAGCATGGCAAGCGGTGATAACAGTATCAATGATGCGGGCGGTGCTTACGCGCACACGGCCAGTCTGGCCATTACCGGCAATGATACCATCACAAGGGATGCGGGCAGCTGGGTAACTGACGGGTTCAGGGATGGTATGGTCATTACGTGTTCGAGTTCAGAGGACGCGGGCAACGATGGCGACTGGACTATCACGGCCATATCCGCGCTTGTTATAACCATAGGAGCCGGCGGATTAACGAACAACGCCGCCGACACCGCAATGGATATCGTTAACGCCGGCGGATTCGTGACTGACGGATATGCTGCGGACCAGTGGATACGCACTAGCGGGTTTACTACGGCCGCAAATAACGACTTTTACAAGATTGTGTCGGTCGCAGCAGGCAAGATGGTACTGGAGGGTAACACATGCGTCACAGAGGCGGCAGGGGACAGCGTAACGGTACTAATGGGCGAGCAGATAACCAACGGGACCACTCAGCATTACTACACCCTCGAGCGCGAGTATACGGATGTGGACGAGTTCGCGCTGTATACCGGCATGCAGGTGGACACGTGGACGCTGGATACCAATTCTGACGGTATCATCACCGGGACATTCGGCTGGATTGGCAAGGATGAAACCAGTGCTGCGGCCACGGAATCGGATGGGACCGCCCAGTCAGCGGCGTCCAATCTGGTTTATTCCGCCATTGACGATGTGGACGGCATACTTGAGGCGCTGTCAGATAAGTCCCTTAAGGCGTTTACCATCAGCCTGGCCAACAACCTGCGGCCGCGTAACGTTATCGGCACGCTCGGCCCTGAGAGCATCGGTGTCGGGCGCGTAACGGTTACGGGTACATTCCAAAAGTATTTTGAATCCGAGACGCTGATTGATAAATATCTGAATTTCACGCCGACCACCCTGACTATGATTTTAGATGATAATAGCGGGTCTGGTAATGCGTATGTTATCGATATGCCTGAGGTGAAGTTCACCAACGGCCGGCGCGTAGCTGGCGGCACCGGGCAGGATATCATGGCTGACATGGAGTGGTCGGCCTTCCGCGATTCATCCGAAGATGTTACCATTCGCATAGCGCGCTTTCCTGAATAATTAACTATGTAAAGGAGCTTGACAATGGCTGATTTAAAAACCGCAGAGCAACAAATAGAGGGATGGTTTGAACATCCCCTGGGGTTTAAATTTAAGATAAAAACTGCCAGCAATCGGGCAT